TGAACAGTACAGATTTATACAATCAATTAGAGATAGGAAAAACTTATAAAGTAGAAACGTCAGGAATAAGAAATGGATTTATGAGTTTATACCCCAATATTAATAGAATAGAAAATGTGGAGAAATAATGGAAGAAGATATAAAGATATTAGAAGAATATTTAGATAAACAAGATAGAAAAAATGTAAGTTGGAATAGGTTTAAATTTTTAACTGCAATAGAAAATGTAACAAATAGACTAAAAGAAAATGAAACAGTAATAAAAGAAAAAGATAATTATAAACATTTATATTGTTTTGATCATTGTAAAAAATTAGAAGGAGGTACAAAAGAGTGCGAAAAAAATATAAAGTTCCACAGCACATAAAAGAATACATAGAAAAAGAACTTTACAACTATATTGATAACCAGAATTTAATTAAAGAACTAAAAGAAGATATATACTATAATAGCATAGAAAATGATGGACAACCTAGAGGAAATCAAACATCAAATCCGACTGAACAAAAAGCTACTAAACTAGTAGATACTAGATCAATATTAATTGCAGAAAAGAAAATAAAACAAATAGATAAAGCCTTAAATAGACTAATACCTGAAGAACAAGAAATTGCAAAATCAATTTTCTTTAAAGGGCATACTCAAATATTTGCTCAAATGCACGAAAATATAAGCAAAGACACATATTATCATGTAAGAAATAAAACGATATATTATACAGCTATTGAGTATGGACAAATTTAAAAAGGTACGAAAAAAGTACGGAAATAGAAACGAAAAAATATGTTATTATAAGTATAGTGAAAATTAAATAAAAGAAATAGCAGAGCTTGAAAGAGCTTTGCTATTTTAGTTTTAAGGTGATTATATGAACTATAAAGAATGTATGAAAAGAACTTGTGATAACTGTAGATACGAAGAAAGTTGTTTTAAAGAAGAATATAAGCAAAATACGAGGTGAGGTGAGTGGCAAATGAACAAAATTTAATACCTTTTACTAGTGATCAAAACCGAGAAGAAGCCAAGAAAAATGGTAGGAAAGGTGGAATAAAATCTGGAGAAGTAAGACGTCAAAGAAAAGCAATGAAAGAGCAAATGGAATTATTATTATCATTACCATTTAATCTTACAGACAGTAAAGGAAATGCTGTAGTTGACACTTTAGAATTTCTTGGTATTGATAAAGATCAAATAGATAATCAAATGGCAATGAATATTGCTTTATGGCAAACTGCAATAAATAGTAACAATAGACAACAAGTTCAAGCAATTAAAGAAATACGAGATATAACTAAAGATAATAAGGAAAATCAAACAGATTTAAATTCAGTAAAAGAAGTTCTTGTAAAGATAAGAGAGGTGGCAAAAAATGACGCTAACACCGACTAAAACTATTGAGCTTAGCACTAAACAAGCAGAATATGTAAGAAATGCCACTCATAGATGGAATTTTAAAATCGGAGCAACTCAATGTGGAAAAACGCATTTAGATACTTTATTTTTAATACCAGATAGAATAATAGAAAGAATAGGTAAGCCAGGACTTATTTTTATAGTAGGTGTTTCAAAAGGAACTATACAAAGAAATGTTATAGAGCCTCTTCAAGAGCTTTGGGGAGATTTAGTAAGCGATATAAGTAGTGATAATACAGCAACAATGTTTGGAGAAAAAGTTTATTGTATTGGTGCAGAAAATATTGGAATGGTTAGAAAATTCAGAGGACCAAGAGTAAAATATCTTTATATAGATGAAGTTGTAGATATTAACAAAGAGGTATTTGAACTATTAAAATCAAGATTAAGTTTTGAATATAGTTTAGGCGAAGGAAGTGGAAATCCACAAGGCAAAAATCATTGGTTTAAAAAGTTTTTAGAAAGTGATGCAGATATATATGTTCAAAAATATACAATCTTTGATAATCCATTTTTACCTAAAAAATATGTAGATGATTTATGCAAGGAATATCAAGGAACAGTTTATTATAATAGATATATATTAGGTCAATGGTGTAATGCAGAAGGACTAATATTTCAACAAATTGCAAATGATTATAAAAGATACATTGCAAAGGAGATACAATTTAATTCTGTTATTAGTATTGGTATTGACTGGGGAGGCAATAAATCAAAACATAGTATAACAGCAACTAAAATTAGTAGAAGTTTTAAAAGCATCCAATGTCTAAAATCAGATACAATGAAGGCTACAGGAACAAACACAAAACAAGTTTTTAGATGGATTATAAATTTTATAAAAGAGATACAGGATTTGTATGGAACTGTATCTTTTATTTTTGCAGATAGTGCAGAGCAAGTATTAAATAATTCTTTACAAGGAGAATTAATAGCAAATGGATTGAATATTCAAGTTCAAGATAGTCTGAAAATATCAATAAAAGACAGAATTGAATTATGGAACAGATTATTAAATTTAGAGCAAATGAGTTTTATTGATAATCAAACTAAAACAATTATAGAAGCTTTACAAACAGCTTTATATGACGAAAAAGCTAAAGATGATAGATGGATTGATGATGGAGAAACATCAGATATAGATAGTTTAGATAGTTTTAATTATTCTTTTGAGTTTTGGTTTGAAGAAATATCTTATAGTTTAAGAGAGGTAGCATATAATGAATGATGTAGTTTTAAAATATTTAAAAAATAAGGGATATAATTCAATTTCAACTAATTATTATAATTGGATTGAATTATGGGAAAATTGGTGGAGAAATGAAGTAGAATTTCATAAATATCATGATCAGACTGGAATGGAAAGAGAAATGTATTCTTTAGGAATGGCAAAAAAAATTACAGAAGATTGGTCAAGCATTCTTTTTACAGAAAGAGATGAAATAAAATGTGTTGCTGATAATAAAGAAATGACAGAAAAAAATAATAAATATTTAGAAGATCAAATAAAAAAAATAAAACTTTATGATGAATTGCCATCAACAATAGAAAGAGCTATGGCCACTGGGACAGCAGCTGCAGTATTAAGAATAAAAAATGTTAACTGTGATAAAAACTATAACTTAATAGCAGACGTAAGAACAAAATTAGATATTATATACATAGGAGCTAATCAAATTATACCACTGAAAGTCGAACATGGAAAAATAATTGATATAGCGATAGTAAGTGAAAATTATAATTCTGAGAATAAGAAAGAGTTTTATATTGAAATACATAAATTAAAATATGATAAGAAATTAGAAAAAGATACATATGAGATAACTAATACATATTTAAATGAGCAAGGCCAAGAAATTAAAAAAACAGGAATAGCAGAAAATTATACAATCAGTTCTGACATTCCTTTATTTAGTATTTTAAAACCTGCAATAGCTAATCCATTAAATAATAGTCAAAATAATACAAATGGTTTAGGATTTAGCATTTATGGAACAGCACTAGATCAATTAAAAGTTTGTGATATTACTTATCATAATTTTGCAATGGACTTTTATCTGGGTGGAAAGAAAGTATTTTATAATAAAAAGATTGTTAAAACAAAAACAATTAAAGTGAAAGATGAAAAGGGAAATATAAAAGAAGAAAACAAAGAAATTTATCCAGATGATATAATGAGGCAGCAGTGGGTAACATATGGCGACGAAATGGGCAATTTTAAAGATAATCCTGCTGTAACTGAATACAATCCTGAATTGAGAGTAGAAGATGATGTAAAAGGAATACAGTTTGCTTTAAATACACTTAGCTTTAAATGTGGATTAGGAACTGATTATTATAGATTTGATGGAAGCAAAGGAATAGTTACAGCTACTCAATATTTAGGTGATAGACAAGATTTAATGGATAATGCAAATAAACATAGAAACAATGTAAATGCTTTTGTAGAGAATATCTGCAAAGGCATTTTACTATTAGGAAGAATATTATTTAAAGAAGAAGTAACTGAAGAATGTGAAATATCTGTTACTGATAAAGATGGATTTTTAGTAGATACAGAAACAGAAAAGAAAGAGTTTAGACAAGATATTGCACAAGGAATTAGAAAGCCTTGGGAATATAGAGTTAAATTCTTAGGAGAAGATGAAGCAACAGCAAAAGCTAGAATAGCAGATGAAGAAATAGATAATATAGACGAAGAATAGAGGTGTTGAATATTGTTAACACCTGAATATTTAAATTTAATAGAATTTAATGATGTAGTTAATATATATGAAAAATTAAATATCGATATAACTACAGATATAATAAAAAGACTACTAAAAACACAAGAAATTACAGAAGTGAGCAGAAAACAATTAGAAATTTTAAAAGAAACAAATGGAACTGACATATTTCTTGAAACTTTAGAGAATACATCAATGCTATCAGCAGAAACTAAAAAAGCAGTAAAAGATTTATATTTAAATATGGCAAAAGAGGATATAAAAGGATATAAAGAACTTTATGAATACAGAAATAAGCCTTTTAAATTAAGTGATAAGCAATATAAAATATTAAATCAAGGGCTAAAACAAACAAATAAAGTTCTAAAAAATTTTACAAACACAATCGCATTTCAAAGTAAACAAGCTTATGTAGAAGCAATCGATATGGCATATATAAAAGTAACAACAGGAGCTTACGACTATCAATCAGCAATAAATGATGCAGTTAAAGAACTTGCTAAAAAAGGTGTTACTTTAAAAGATAAACTAGGAAGAAACATACAATTAGAAGCAGCAGTTAGAAGAAATGTACTAAGTGGCATCCAAGAAACGGCCAACAATATAAATCGAGATGTTGAAGATTATCTTGGTTGTGATGGATATGAAGTTACAGCTCATATAGGGGCTAGGCCAACGCATGCAGAAGCACAAGGAAAACAATATGCAGTAAAAAAAGAAGATAGTAAAAAATATGTAGTTGACTTGTGGAAAGATGTTGAAGGCTTATGGAAAGAATATAACTGTAGACATAGTTATTTTGGTATTATATTAGGTATTTCAGAGCCAATATATTCAAAAGCAGAATTGAAAGAATATAAAGATGCTAAAGTAATATATAAAGGCAAAGAAATTCCATATTACGAAGCTATTCAAAAACAAAGGCAGCTTGAAAATGCAATAAGAAGAGAAAAAAGAACTATACAAATATTAGAAAAATCAGAGATAGATGCAACTAATGAAAGAAGCAGATTAAAACAATTACAAC